AGGCTGGTGGGTATCACTACCTGTTCACAGAAACTTAGGTCGGGTAAAGAATGGCGATGTCGGGTTGTTGAACGTTTATTTTCCAGACGGAACACCAATCAAAGAATTAGAAACTAAATGGGATGGCTTCCACGATAAGGGTATGACATTCTTAATCAGACACTATACAAGAAGTGGCTGGTATTTTGTTAATGACTACACTTGCAGTCCGGCTACAGATGATTACAATCAGTTATCACGTGGCACAACGATTGACTTGGCAAGAGTGGTATTGTACAATGTACTGATAGGAGAACTGTTAGATGATGTGGAAGTGGACGAAGATGGGAATCTCCCTGAATCGGTGGTGCTTGGTATTCAATCAGAATGTGAAAATGCTATCGTACAGAATATGCGTGAGAATATTAGTGGAAAGCCTACTATTATTATTCCTTCAGGACAAAACTTTTTAGCAACCAACAAAATAAATATGCAAATCAAAATCAGACCAAGAGGTCAATTTAAAGATATAGAAGCTGATTTGTCATTTGATAACCCAATGAATCACAATTAAAAATTAAAGATATGTTAGAGACACCATTCGACACGTCAGAATATGCTTGGAAAGACTTAGAAGTAGCCATTATGGGCAGACCATTGGTTCGTATTTTGAATGTGAAATACGAAGCTTCACAAGCATTGGAAGAAATCTACGGCAGAGGGCAAAATCCTTTAGGCATACAAGAGGGTAATTACCAATTCAAAGGAGAAATCGTAATTGGACAAAGTGAGCTAATTGCACTGCAAAGAAAAGCCAAAGAATTAGGGTTTAAAAACATCCTAAAACTCCGTTTCGATATTAATATCGTCTATAACTTAGATGGCATTGTTACAAGAAACGTATGCAAAGGAGCAAGGATTGAAAAATTTGAAGAGGCAATGAAACAGGGAGATACTGCTATGGAAATTACACTACCTTTTAAATTTACTGATATTCAGTACGGACTATAATTTTTTTTAACTAAAATACTAAAAACATGGCTTTAAAGAAAATACAAAATATGGCAATTGCAGCAGATGCGGTAACGCCTGAAATGATTGAAAGCTGGAAACAGCAATATGGTGGAGTGTTCAGATACACCACAGAGGACGGCAAAATTGCCTATTTCAAAACACCTGATAGAAAAATATTAGGAATGAGTACCTCTGCGCCAGATGTGGTAGCAGGAAATGAAATTGTAGCAAGAAACTGTTTTTTAGCAGGCGATGAATGTGTGATTAATGAGGACCAGTATTTCTTTGGTTTGCAAAATCAGTTGAGTACGTTTCTAAAGCAGACAACGGGAAAGTCGGAAGAGCTTTAAGGGAGGCGAAAAAGATTGCCAAAACCAATAACTTATTACTCAATGATTATATGATTAGATATTACCTACACATAGAACCAAACAATTTGAGCGACAAAGAATGGGCAGAAGCAATTGCTTACTTAGAGCGAATACGCAAAATGGAAAATGGTAGTTAAGGTTACCAGTAACGCTGAGACGGATTGGAGCAATCTTCTTTTCCTTTAAAAAGATAAACGATTAAGAAAACACAGTAACCAATCATTCCTGAAACAAAATAGATTCCTATTGCCCAAAGGATAATTTTTAAAATTAATTCAAATAGAAATTCCATAATCCAAAGTTACGACTAATAAATCAAAATGGCAAATGAAGTTTCATATAATATACAGGTTAATTCCGGGAATAGTACAGGGAATATAAATGGTATTACGAATGGCTTTGGTGAATTAGTTAATAAGGGAAATGCTGTTTCTTCCTGCTTTAAGCGAATTGGAGAAACGGCATTTGCGTTTGAAAATATTTCAAATGTCTTAGGGAAGTTTTCAAACGCTCTAAATTCTATTGTGGAGCCGGGCATCCGCTTAGATGATAACTTGAGGGATTTACAAGCCATAACAGGAGTAAATGATAATCAACTGAAACTCATTAGCGATTCTGCAAGAAAGACTGCTAAGGCTTTTGGTATTGATGCATCTGATGGTGTAGAATCTTACAAAACAGTATTATCTAAATTAGGTCCGGAATTAGCAAAAACGCCCGACCAATTATCTTTAATGGGTACGCATATAGCTGTACTATCTAAACAGATGGGCAATGATACCGTTGGTGCAGCTAATTTATTGACAACTGCCATGAATCAATATGGGGTTTCAATGGACAATCCAATAGAAGCATCACGAACTATGGGCGTGATGATGAATATTATGAGTGCAGCAGCACAGGAAGGCTCTGCCGAAATGCCACAAATTCAAGCTGCATTAGAACAAGCAGGAATGATGGCAAAAACAGCTAATGTTTCATTTGCTGAAACCAGTGCAGCTATTCAGATTTTAGATGCAGCAGGAAAAAAAGGTGCAGAAGGTGGCGTGGCGATAAGAAATGTCTTAGCAGAGATGTCTTTGGGTGCTGCACAGCCTAAAGAAGTAGCAGAAGGAATGGCTAAATTGGGTATTAATTTAGATACTTTAACGGACAAAAGTTTATCATTTTCCGATAGGCTGAGATTGCTAAAGCCTGCAATGCAAGACCAAAAACTACTTACCCAAATGGTGGGCGTGCAGAATGTATCAGCAACCATGGCTTTAATTGAGAATGTAGATGAGATGGATAGGTTGCGTGACAAAACCATCGGCACAAATTCCGCTTATGAAATGGCAGATACTAAGATGCTTTCTTTTAGAGAGGGATTAAACCGAACCAAAGCAAAAATTCAAGATTTGGGCATTTCCATATTTAATGCAACAAAACCAGTACTTCCATTTATCAGCGGTGCTGCACAAATGGGGAAAACACTTACAGACATTACCGGGGCATTTAAAATAATTGGTATTTTTGGCGATAAATACGGAGATTCTTTAAGAAAAGGAGCAACCGCTACTTGGGGACTTGTAAAGGCACAAGCTGCCAATTTATGGGGATTAATTAAAACAGGTGTGCAATACGCTATAACCGGTGCTTTAATACTTGGTGGTTTTGTCGTTTCATTAGTTTCTGCTACGCTGGCACAAGTCGGTTTAAATGTTGCTATGAATGCCAATCCAATTGGATTAATTGTAATTGGCGTTGCAGCTGCTATCGAAGCAATTGTACTATTGGTTAAGCATTGGGATTTTATCAAACAAAAAGTAATGGATTTTGGACGCTGGATAATAGGTTTGGCAGACAATATATTTCCGGGCTTCAAAGACAAGATGAAAGCTGTTTTTGATTGGGTTGGCAAAAAATTTGAAACCTTAGTCGGTTGGGTAAAAAATGCCATTGGTTGGATAAAAAGCCTATTTGGTGGTGGAGATAAAAGCGGCATAGAAGTAGAAGGGGTTGTTTCTCCTATTGCAGGAATTGAAACGGATAATGCCATAGACAAAAACAATAAGATAACAGGTGGCGGTGCAAAGAGTGATTTAGACAAAGAAACTAAGAGTTCTTCAGCTTCTATTGCATCGGGTGGAAATAGACCTACTAATATCAATATTCAGATAGGTAAGTTTCAAGATAAAATTGAGATACATACAAGCAACTTTAAAGAGGGTGCAGATGATGCCGTCAGATTATTGGAAGAAAGATTGCTTGGAATTTTAAATAGTGCAAATGCTTTAGCCGTCAGATAATATGAGCGAATTTACAACATATCACGGTTTGAATACAGCACAAAATTTGTCTGTTAAAGGATTAGAGTTTCCTGCTGGATGGAAAAAGCATAAAAGCAATCCGGTTGCGGAAGCATTTAAGGAGTATTTAGAGCAAACCCATAATCCTGTAGCCGATGATTTTGATTCTAATCTGCAGAAAAATACAAAAGAAAAGTCTGCTTATGGCACTGATTATTGGCGTGATAATCTTTTAGGTGTTGAAGTATATATGCCTATAAAGCTTGGAGGCATAGATTTGCCCAACCCATCTATCAGTATTGCAGGGCGTATGAATATCGTTGAAACAGTAATTGTTGGGCAAGAGGGAACGGTAAAAGAAGAAATCAATACCAATGATTATGACATTAATGTACGTTGTTATGTATTTGATGATAGTGGCACATATCCTGAAGATTTAGTTCGTGAGTTAGCGGATTTGTGGAAACAGCGAAAGCTTTTAACTATTGAATGTGTTTTAACAGACTTCTTCTTGCAAGCAAAAGATAACTGCATTATAACAGGAATCAGTTTGCCCGAACAGCAAGGGAATGAAGACATGCAAATTATAGAATTGTCGCTAAGGAGCGACCGTGAATATGAATTAATATTAGACTGATGAGTTTAGTTTTAAAAAGCAAAGTAAAAATAGGCAAGGCAACATTTATTGGTGTCAATGATATAACTATTGAGAAAAGCATACATTCTATCAGTCAAAAATGCGTGATAAAATTGCCTTTAAGTGCTGTTTTAAAAAATACAGAAGGCATATCCGTTCCTGTTAAGATAGCAGATTATATATCCAAAGGCGATGAAGTAACTGTTACGCTTTGGTATGATGGCTATAAGGAGCAAAAAGAGTTCTTTGGTTTTGTAAAAACGATTGACTTAAAGCAACCATTGGAGATTGAATGTGAGAATGCAATTTGGTTGCTTCGTGGTAAAACATTCAAGCAGTCATTTAAAACGGTTAAACTGAAAGATTTATTACAGTTTATCACGGCAGGAACAGGTATTGAATTGCATAAAAACATCACTTCGGGAAATTATCAATTAGAAATAAAAAACTTTCAGATTGCTGATAAAGATGCAGTTTGGGTTTTGGAAGAGTTGAGAGATAAGTATATGCAGACCATTTATTTCACTAACGATAAAGAATTATATGTTGGACTGGCTTATACAGAAAAGGCAGGAATGGTAAAGTATGATATGGCGAAAAATATCATCAATCCAAGTTCTTTAAAGTTTCAAGATGCTGAAGATGTAAAAATTCAAATGCGTGTAGTGTATTGGGATAAAAAAGGCAAAAAGCATGAAGTTAGTTATGGAGAAGAAAAGCGAGGCAAAGAACTAAGTGGCGAAGCAGAAGTAAGAACCATTCATTTGTATGATGTGCAAGATGAATCGCAACTAAAAAAGTTGGCAGAGGCGGAACTGGCAAAGTATAAGTATAGTGGATATAAAGGAGATTTTGATACGTTTTTAATTCCTTTTTGCGAACCAATGATGACTGCAAAGATTGAAAATAAGCAATATCCTGAACGGTCCGGAACTTATTACATAAGTGGCGTTAAAATTACTTACGGCACTGGTGGAGCAAGAAGAAAACCAACTATTGATATTAAATTAAACTAATATGTCTAAAACGGCAAATGAAATAAAAGAAAAAATTAGAGCAATGACAGCTAATGTTGTTCAGTGCATGATTGGAACTGTAATTTCAATTGATGAGGATAATGCAGTTTGCGATGTCGAAGTAGATGGTAATACTTATTATGATGTACACCTTAAAAGTGTGATGGATGAGAATGTTAAAGGTATTAAAATACTACCTGCAAAAGATAGCATTGTATTGGTGGAGCGAATTGGTAATAGCAATGAATTATTTGTGGCGATGTACAGTGAGGTGGATGCTATTCTTTGGGAAATAGGAGATTTGAAATTTCACTTTGACAAGGACGGATTTATTTTTAACGGAGGCGATAATAAGGGAATGGTTAAACTGCCTGAGTTGGTACAAAAATTAAATAATATGGAGAACAAAGTAAATGAGCTGATAGGAATATGCAAATCCATGACGGTTGCACTTGCACCAAGTGGAACATATCCATTGGGAACAACTTTTTTTGCTTCGGTTCAAAACTTAACGACCACACAGGAAAATGATTTAGAAAACGAAAAAATACAACATTAATGCCACAAGATATTCTATTAGATAATGCGTTGGATTTGCGAATAGAAAACGGAGATTTTGTTATTGGCGAATCTACGATGCAACATCAGCAATTATTGATAGCATCGCACAAGAGCGATTTTAGAGGATTTCCATTGGTAGGAGTTGGCATTAATGATTATCTGTTAGAAGAAACAGAGCAGGATTTAATGAGAGAAATAAGAAGTCAGTTTGAAACTGACGGTATGAAAGTAAAAAGATTAGCATTTGAGGCAAATAAATTAACAGTTAATGCAAACTATAATTATTAAAGACAATCAAAGCCTGTTGGATATTGCTATGCAGGAAACTGGCACGGCTGCCAATCTTCTTGCCATTGCTAAAGCAAATGATTTGTCATTGACGGATGATATGGAGGCAGGCGATAAGTTGTTTCTGCCTGATGGCTTGCAGATAGAAAGTAAAACGATTAGAAAATATAAAACAGATAACATCATACCTGCCACGGCTCAACTGTCACCAGACATTGAAGCATTGGTAGCGGAAGGCGATATAGATGACGGTGCGCTGTGGTATTTGATGACGGAAAGCGGATATGATGCAGCTGCATTGGTGACACAAAATGACGATGATTATCTATTAATAAAATAAACGAATATGGCAAACAAACGAATAGACCAACTGGGCGTTGCAAGTAATGCAGAGGTGCAATTAGCGACAAAAATACCGATTGATGTAAACGGCAATATGAAATCGGCAAAAGTGCAGCAAATTGGCGATAAAATACTGGCAAATATTAAAACCGTGAATGGACAAAGCCTTATTGGCGATGGCAATATTACAGTAACAGGAAGTGCCATGGTTAACGCCGGGAATATAACAGTGGTCGATTTTACAACCTCAAAATATTACGGAAATATAAGCAGTGCGGTTTCAGGTAATATTACTTATAATCTTACTAATGCGGTATCGGGCGCAAAAGCCATCATATTTCACCAAGACAGCACCGAACCCATTTTACCCATAAAAACTTTTAAAAAGAACAGTACAGATTACGTAATAAGCAGTATCAATGTAATAACGCTAACATTCATTAACAATGATTGCATTTTATGCGAAATGCATAATCTTATGAGTGCTTCGATAGAGCCAGAACTAATGGTATGGCTGAACAAAGGGGGCGTTGCCAGCGGTTTCGTTTTAAAAGCTATGAATGATTTCTTGATGGAGATTAAACCTATGAGAAGCCGTATTCTGCGGATGAATGTAATGTTCGGAGAAACATTTGCCAGCATGTTCATTCCCTTAATTATCAATACAGATGGCAGTAATGTTCCTCTTGCAGGAAGCCTTAGCTATGATACCAATGTTGGGTACATCAGTTCCGATTGGATAATGTCAGGTGCCACTGCGGGACTAACTGTTGCAAGTACAACCAAGAGCATCAGCAGTAATTTTTCGCCCTTAAATGTTGCGGAATTTGGATTAGATGATGCCAGCTTCGGTATGTTTTATAATGCTTCTGGGCTTGCCGGTGGCCCACATAACTCAAGAGCTGTTATTGGAGGGAATATTGATTTGTATATGTACTCCTCCAACTACCCTGCTTATACTGGAATACAGTTAAATGGAAGCAAAATAACCACCTCGCAATTATCAAGTGGTTTTCCGTTGATAGTTAATCGGAGTTCTAATAGTAGTGTTGACCTGTACATTAGTGGCGTAAAGACCACCTACAGCAATGCATCCACCGCAAAAACTGCCGATGTGCCGAGTTTCGGGCTGCCGTATATTCAAGGTAATGTAACGGTTCAACTTATAGGGGGGTATTTTTTGGGCAAATCACTAACCGATATTCAAGCCGCATTACTGCGCAGCGCATGGGTAACATTACACACTAAATTAAACCACAAAGTTTCATAATGAAGTATTTCAAATTAACACAAGAACAAAAGCAAAAAA